GTGATTTAGCACCTTTAACCCATGCATTTACAGAAGAAATATTATAGGTTTCTACGCCACCCCAATACTCTTTTCCCAGGTCGCTATTTAACAGATTCGTTTGGCCCATATTTCGCATGTAACACTTGTTGATTCAACACACCAGAAATACAAATATAAACGTTCTGCGCCTTGAATCCTAAACATGAAAGTATTTTGAACACTCCTGTCTGTAAGATCATCCACAGAAGATGAAATAGGAATCTGACAGCTCTTTTCATATAATTGTAGCGTTTGGCTTGCATTGTCTACCTTAGAATCGATGTATACAGATGGTTTAGTGGTTACTTTGACTTTATACCCAATGATATAACTTCCCGGTACTAAATCGATGAAGAATACGAAGAAAAGACTCGCTATTAGTGGCGGGTCTTTTTACGTGGGAGAAAAGTAAATAAAAAACTGGCAAAATAGAACCGGAAGGAGGTCAAAACGGATGGCGAGAGCGAAATATCAGGAATGGATTGACGATCCGGACAAGAGGACTCTGCTGTCCGGATGGGCCCGGAAGGGACTGAGCGACCAGCAGATCGCGAAAAACATAGGAATTTCAAGGTCCACACTGAACGAGTGGAGAAAAAAATATCCGGTCATAGCGGACACATTAAAAAAAAGCAAAGAAATTGCAGACACAGAGGTGGAAAATGCCTTGTATCTGAAATGCATCGGTCACAAAGTCCAGCTAAAAAAGACCTTTAAGGTCCGAAAAATAGAATACAACGATTCCGGTCGGAAAATCAAAGAAGAGGAGCATCTGGAAGTGGGGGAGGATGAGGTCTATATCCCGCCAGATACCAAGGCGATCATCTTTTGGCTGACAAACCGCGCCAAGGAAGACTGGAGAGAGCGCCAGAATATCCAGGAGGAGCAGGAGGAAGCTGGAGAGAGCGGCGTGATCATGCTGGCACCGGCAGATGTGGAAGGAGCGAAACAAGAAATTGAACGATACAAAAAGCAGAAGAGTGATCTGGCAGCCGCAGCCGAAACAGGCGCTGATGATGAATAGAGGGGAGGATGAAGCCCTATACGGTGGGGCAGCAGGCGGCGGGAAGTCTGATTTTCTTCTAGCAGAAGCTCTCCGCCAGGTACACATCCCCCATTACCGGGCGATCATATTCAGAAAGACCTATCCGCAGCTCACGGCACTGATAGACCGCTCACGCGATGTTTATCAACCGGCATACAGAAAAGCCAGGTATAACGAGACGGGGCACGTCTGGAAGTTCCCCAGCGGCGCAAAAATTTACTTCGGTTCGATGCAGTACACTAAGGACCGGACAAATTACCAGGGCAAACAGTACGATTTTATTGGATTCGATGAGCTTACACACTTCACATGGGATGAATACTCCTATATGGTTTCCCGTAACCGTCCCGCAGGTCCGGGAACGCGTGTGTATATGCGCTGTACAGCCAACCCGGGCGGCATCGGTCACGGCTGGGTAAAACAGCACTTTGTTAAGGCGGCGGCGCCATATAAGACGGTAGTGCATGAATATGAGATTCTGGATCCGCATGGCAAAAAGACTAGCCTATATAGAACGTCCTGTTTTATCCCATCGACAGTGTTTGATAATAAAGAACTGCTTAAAAGCGATCCGAATTACCTCGCCGCGCTGGCATCGCTTCCAAAGGCGGAACGTGAGGCGTTGTTGTATGGGGATTGGGATAGCTTTTCAGGGCAGGTATTTGAGGAGTTCCGGGATAATCCACTGGGCTACGAAACCCAGCAATACACACACGTTATTAAACCGTTCCGGATTCCTGCAGATTGGGCGATATACCGGGGTTTTGACTTTGGTTATGTAAAACCGTATTCAGTCGGCTGGCACGCCGTGGATCATGATGGATGCATCTACCGCATCAAAGAAATGTACGGCTGCACAGGAGAGCCGAATGTAGGTGTCAAGATAGCGCCGAACGAGATAGCCAGACAGATCCGCGAGGTGGAGCAGGCGGATCCGATGCTAAAAGGACGCAAAATCATCGGGATAGCGGATCCGTCTATCTATGATAGGTCACGCGGCAAATCGATCGCGGAAATGATGGAACGAGAAGGAATCTACTGGTCCCCGGGCGATAACACCCGCCTCGCCGGTAAAATGCAGTATCACTATCGACTTGCGTTCGACTCAAATGGTCGGGCGATGTTTTACGTGTTTGATACCTGCAAGGACTTCATCCGCACGATTCCGGCATTGGTATATGACGAGCATAACGTAGAGGATATAGACACGACCCAGGAGGATCACATCTACGATGAGTGTCGTTATGTCCTCATGGAGCATCCGATTGCCCCGCGTCAGAGTATTGTCCAGGAGATACCGCAGGAGGATCCGCTGGATTTGTACAAACAGAAACGTCTTGTATTGAGAGTATAGGAGGAAATCATGGAAGAAAAAGTGATACAGACCAAAATAGGAGAGGAAGAAGCAAGAAAAGCACTTGCTATTCTGGAAAAGTACAAACAGGGAAAGAAATCCCTGGATGAAAGATTGATTGATAATGAACAGTGGTGGAAGATGCGCCACTGGGATCGGTTTAAAAAGAAAAATAAGAACGGGAATGCAATCGAACCGGCCAGCGCATGGCTGATCAACTCGCTCATCAATAAGCATGCTGATTTTATGGATAATTATCCAGAAGCGAATATATTGCCGCGTGAGGAGTCAGACAAAGAAACAGCCAAGATTTTATCAGATGTTATTCCGTTTATCATGGACCGGAACGAGTACACTGCAGTCTATTCAGAAGCGACCTGGCAGAAAATCAAAATGGGAACGAGCATTTATGGAGTGTTCTGGGATGCTCACAAGGAGAACGGTCTGGGCGATATCTCAATTAAAAAATGTGACCCGCTCAAAATGTATTGGGAGCCGGGAATTGATAAAATTCAGGAATCCAGGAACCTGTTTTATCTGAATGTTATGGATAACGACCTGATTGAACAGGAATATCCACAGATGCAGGGAAAACTGAATGATACCTTGATTAGTGTCCAGGAGTACCTGAATGATGATTATGTCGATACAACCGGGAAATCATTAATCATTGATTGGTATTACAAGAAAACAGTTTCCGGTATGTCCGGAGATGTGCCGGTTATGAAAACAGTGCTGCATTATTGTAAAATCTGTAATGGAACCGTACTCTATGCATCGGAGAACGATCCAAAAATGGCTGACGGTTGGTATAAACATGGACAGTATCCGTTTGTGTTCGATCTCATGTTCCCGATTGAGCACAGTCCTTTCGGCTTTGGATATCTGGATATAATGAAAGACTGCCAGGAGTATATTGACAAATTGAGCCAGTCAATTTTACAGAATTCGATCGCAGGTTCCAGGCCGCGGTATGCGTGCAAAGACAGCTCCGGATTCAATGAGGAAGAGTTTTCGGACCTGTCGAGGGATATTGTGCATTACAACGGATCCAAAGATGACATGTTGCCTCTTAAAGTGGCACCTCTTCCAGGCATCTATTATCAGGTTTACCAGGGGAAAATCGAGGAATTAAAAGAGACTTCCGGAAACCGTGACTTTTCACAGGGCGCGACAGCTTCCGGAGTAACGGCAGCTTCCGCGATTGCGGCACTGCAGGAGGCAGGCAGTAAGCTGTCAAGGGATATGATAAACGGATCTTATCAGGCTTTTCAGAGTGTTGTAAATATTGTTCTGGAACTCATCAGGCAGTTTTACACCGCGCCCCGTGTCTTCCGTATCACGAATGACAAGGGGGAGAATTTCGTATCATTCGATAACTCCGGTATGCAAGCCCAGGAGATGGAAGTGGGATTTACAGGCATGATTGCGGAGCGTAAGCCTGTATATGACATCAAAGTACAGGCACAGAAAGCAAGCCCGTTTACAAAGATTTCCCAGAACGAACTGGCTAAAGAAATGTACGATCTAGGTTTCTTTAATCCGCAGTTAGCCGATCAGGCACTGGCTTGCCTCGAAATGATGATGTTTGACGGTAAAGAGGAGGTTATGCGGAAGATATCACAGAATGGAACGATGTACCAGCAGATGCAGCAGATGCAGCAGACTATGAGCCAGATGGCCGCGGTGATCGCCCAGAGCACCGGAGATACGCGCCTGTTAGATGCAGTGGGATCAATGGGACCAGGGGAGCAGCCGATTGTGTCCGGTGGCAGTAGCAAATCCGCCCAGCTTGATGCGATGGGGAATGCAACCAGGGAAGCAGTCAGTTCGACCGCCGGGAAAGCACGGGAACGCGCAGCGAAGGCGGCGACGCCGAAGGGAGCAGAATAATGACGAAAGTAATTGAACGACGGGAAAATGAAGTGATTGATTTCATTATCGACGGGCACGCGGAGAAAGTGAACCAGGATGAGGGGAATATCCTTTGTGCAGCGGTGTCGATGCTGGGACAGACCTTGCTCGAGTGTTTGTGGCGGATGGATGCCAATGTGCGGACGGAAAGCCGGGACGGACATATAGCAGTCAGGTTTTATCCAGATGATGAAAATTCGGAAGAAATTGAGAATCTTTTGAAATTCATAAAAACCGGCTTTTGCCTTTTAAAATCAAGGTATCCGGAGCAGTTTGACCTAGTGGGAGATTTTGAGTTTTGATTATGTAAAAATATAAGCATAGGCACGCCGGAGAGACGGCAGGAGACACCGGAGAGACGGATGACACGCCGGAAAGACGGTAGGAGACGTTGGAGAGACAACTGGCACGCCGGGAAGACGGTAGATAGACACGCCGGAAAGACGGTAGAAAGGAAATGGGAAAATGAGAAGATTGAACCTGAGAATGTTTGACGGAGAAGGCGGCGGAGAAGGCAGCGCGGCGACCGGAGCGGAGGCAGCAGCTCCAGAGACAACTGAGGGGCAGCAGGCAGAACAGACGCCGGAAGAACGTGAAAAGGCATTTAATGACATGATTAACGGCGACTTCCGCGATCTGTTCGATGCGAGAATGCAAAAGGCAATCAAGGAGCGCGTCGGCGAGGTGAAACAGCTTCAACAGCAGCTTCAGCAGCAGAACGATGTTATCGGGCTGGTTGCAAAAAAATATGGCATATCTACAGACAAGATGGGCGATATTCGCGAAGCTCTGGAAAGTGACGATGTATTCTGGGAAGAAGCCGCTGCGGATCAGGGCATGACAGTAGACAGCTATAAGAAAATGGTGAAGCTGGAGGCGGAGAATGAAGCCTTACATAAAGCCAGAGAGGAAGCTGAGCGGAAGAACCAGAAAGATGCGGTGTTCCAGAAGTGGGATCGGGAAGCAGAAGAACTGAAACGGATGTATCCGCAGTTCGATCTGCAGAGCGAGATCCAGGACAAGCGTTTTCTTGACCTGATGGGTGCGGGAATTGACATGCGTACAATTTACGAAACACTCCATCACGATGAGATTCTTCCGGCACTGATGCAGCAGACAGCCAAGGCGGCAACCAAACAGCAGGCGGCAGCAGCCCGGAGCGGGCAGATGCGCCCGGCTGAAAATGGAATGTCAAGCCGACCGGCAGCGCAGACCGTAAAGGATCCGGCGAAGATGACCAAGGAAGAGCGCCAGGAATATGCCCGTCGAGCAGCCAGAGGGGAGATCATCACATTCAGAGATTAGGAGGATATGATGGAAACAGCAATTAAATTAAACCTTCGGTTATTTGATGATGTAATCAACACAACTGGATCGAGTGGCACGGGAAATGAGCTTTCCCATGAAATGAAAACCTATTATGACAGTACGCTGATTGATATTGCAGGTCCGCACCTGGTACACGATCAGTTTGCACAGAAGCGTCCAATCCCGAAAAATGGCGGTAAGACAATCGAGTTTAGAAAATACACCCCGCTTAGCAAGGCACTCACGCCACTGACTGAGGGCGTTACGCCGGATGGTAATAAACTGGACGTCAGCATCGTAACATCGACCGTGAAGCAGTACGGCGATTATATTCGCCTGTCGGATATGCTGCTCTTAACAGCGATTGATAATAACCTGGTCGAGTCCTTGAAGCTTCTGGGCGATCAGGCTGGTGCAACGCTTGATACCGTAACCAGAGAGGTGCTGAATGGCGGTACTAATGTCCAGTACGCCGAGGGACAGACTGCATCAAGAGCAACCCTGACCCAGGATATGAAGCTGACTGTTAAGGCGGTTAAGATGGCAGTCCGCGCCCTTAAAAGACAGAATACCCCGAAGATTGACGGCTGGTATGTCGGGATCATCCATCCGGATATTGCATATGACCTGATGGAAGACCCGGAATGGAAAGAGTGGCATAAATACACCAATCCAGATAATGCCTACCAGAATGAAATCGGAGAAATCGGCGGTGTTCGTTTTGTTGAGTCCACGGAGGCAAAGATCTTTGCGAAAACGGGATCAGCGGGAACCGGTAGCACGAAGATCGATGTATATTCGACGCTGATTTTGGGCGCAAATGCATATGGCGTTACGGAGATTACCGGCGGCGGTCTGGAAACTATCGTAAAACAGCTTGGTTCTGGCGGTACGGCGGATCCGTTAAACCAGAGAGCTACGGCAGGCTGGAAAGCAACCAAGACAGCGGAGCGCCTGGTAGAGCAGTACGTAGTACGTGTAGAGACGGGATGCACATTCTCGGAAGGAAAGGAGAACTAAATGCCAGCTAAAACAGAAAAATTAAAAGAAACGCAGATGGCAGAAACGCAGGCGGTAGAAACAGAGGAGCAGCCAGCAGAAGCGCCGGATGATGGAATGGTTAATATCTTCCTGATGAGAGATTCTGACAAGTACAAGGGCGATGTATTTGTGCAGGTAAACGGTAGATCTTATATCGTTAAGCGCGGCAGAAATGTCAAGGTTCCGAAAGAGGTGGCGGAAGTGCTGCAGAACTCCCAGGAGCAGGACACGAAAGCGGCGGAATTTATCGATCAGGAATCGGAAAAGTTTGAGAATGGTCTGAAACTGCTGATCTAATCACGGCGGGATGTGTGTGAAAATCATGCATCCCGTATTTAAGAGGTGGAAGAATGATAGTAATTGAGAACCGGCAGATGCTTATCCCAAGAGGAGAAGAGAAGATCGGAACAACAGCGGATAATCTGTGTGATACAAGAACATTCTCCATTCCGCGCGTGTCAGCGACTTTGTTGGATTTGTCGGCGCTGGACTTCTTTATCGACCTGGAATATGCCGATGGTACGAAGGATACAGACTCCCTGCAAGCCACATACGGCGAGGAAAGAATCTTATTGACCTGGCAGATACGGAATACACAGCTTCGGGTTCCTGGCGCCGTATTTATCGCGGTCAGAGGTTATGATGAAACCGGAACGATGCGCTTTACCTCGTATAAAACGCCGGTGTATGTGGAAGATGCAATCAATACCCCGGAAGGGAAACCGGGACTGAGTGAATTTGAACGCCTGGAAAAGGAACTGAATGCCGGTCTTGGAAAAGCGGAGGAAGCCACAAACAAGGCAGATACTGCGGCGGGATTGGCAAATTCGGCAGCGACCAGGGCGACGACGGCAGCAGAGGAAGCGGAGAAGATCCGAGAGGATGTTGTAGGAAAGCTAGAGCGTGGGGAGTTAAAAGGAGATAAGGGAGATAAAGGCGAAAAAGGAGATACTGGTCTGCAGGGACCGCAAGGCATCCAGGGCGAAAAAGGAGATACCGGTCCGCAAGGACCTCAGGGAATCCAAGGAGTGAAGGGGGAGAGCGGTGTCATGGTTCCGGCATCGGGGATGTTTTCGCTCTATCTGGACCTGGAAACAGGAAATCTCTATGCAGATTATCCGGATGGAGAGAAGCCGCCAGCATTCCATTATGATTCGGAAACAGGGAATCTCTATTATCTTACAGGAGAGGATGTGAAAAACGATGGCTAGGATTTTAATTGGAAATATCAAAGGACCGCAGGGACCACAGGGAATCCAGGGAGAGACTGGTCCGCAGGGCTTACAGGGAATCCAGGGAGAGACTGGCCCACAGGGACCGCAAGGCATCCAGGGCGAAAAAGGAGATACCGGTCCACAGGGACCGCAGGGCATTCAAGGACCGCTCCCGCCACTGATTGCAAATTATCTTGCTACGGAATCTGGAAAGGCTGCGTTAGATGCGATCGTGGGGAAACTGCTGGATGAGAGATTGACGGCAGCGGAGAAATCACTTACTCAGTTAAATAGCGAGCTCTCCGAAAAGGCAAAAATAACAAATATTTCTTCACTTTCCAGTATTGGCGATATATTTAAAACATATAGCAAAAATGGCAGCATCCCTGTGATTGGAATTATAAACTGGGATACAACTCTAGCTCCGGATCAAAATGTTACTATTGCCTTTGTTTGGAATTACTTGATAGTGGCAATCAGTTCTAGTGGATGTATTTATACCGCTAGTCCAAATGCAGCCACGTGGCAAAAGAGAAACTAAAAACCATTTTCACGGGGCGCGAAAATGATGGGATATATCTAAAATCGTAATTTAACTGTGGAAAACTTACTCTGTTTTTGTCACAGATCGTCCCCCACTCCCCTGTCCTCTCCCATCTCCTATTTTTGCGCACAGCAAAAAAGCCGCCATTTCTGCCGACCTAAAAAGTTATGCCACTCTCCTACCTACGCTGCATATTTACGATAAGACTCTCTGACATTGTCCTGTTTTATATTACAGTATATCAGTGTCGTCTCAATCTTGGTATGCCCCATCAACACCATAACCTCCTCTATTCTCATTCCGCGGTTTAGAAGGTCCGTGGCAAAAGTCCGACGGAACCGGTGCGGATGAACGTTTCCAACGCCTGCCTTTTTGCCAAGAGTCTTTACAAGATACTGCACTCCCGCCACCGTCATGCGAGTGTATGGCTTCTTGGCTGATACAAAAAGTGGCTTATTTGCCAACTCTTCCATCGTCAGTCCCTCTCTACTCATCCGCCAACGCAGGTAACGGTATAGGTGGAAGCACGCGGCATCCGATATGTACAGATGACGTTCTTTTCTACCCTTTCCCATCACTTTAAACTCCTGCTTATATAAATCAATATCGCCTATATTAAGGCTGCACAGCTCCGACACGCGAACGCCCGTGGCATATAAAAACTCTATGAGCGCCCGATCCCGTGGACGGACGCAAGCCATCCGGAGTGCTTCCAGTTCCTGCGCCGAAAATGCTTTTTTGATGGTGCTCTCAATCCGGAGCGACTCAATCCGTGCCACGGGGTTATCTTTGACAAGATTCTCTTTCTGCAGGAACGTCCAGAAACTATTCAGATACCGCATCCGCCCCTGCAGCGTAACCATACTGATTTTGTTCCGCTCCCGGAGCATCCCGAAGTACCAGCGTAGATCCATCGTGGTAATATCCTCAATGTTCTTCCGGAGGGCGTTTCGGCAGTTAGTAATCTCCCGAATATACTGCGCCAGTGTATTGTCCTGCCGCCCTGACACTTTTTTAGATGCCACAAACAGTCGCATCTTTGCAGTGTCGCTGTCCGTTCCGGTCGCCTGGAGCTCATTCTTCTCTTCCACTACTCTCACACCGTGGAAATTAATATACAGGACGTTCTGGAGCTTATCCAACTGCTCCTCATCCAAGCAGCTACTCATCGCATTCACAACATTCATCAACAGTTCTTCTATCATAAAATCTCTCCCTTCTGATGCTTTTAAGGTACCAAAAGAGAGAGAGTCTGTAAAATTTTCTTTATGAAATTGTTATTTCAGACATACATCTCATCGTTAAAGGATACATAGTTTGCCATAAGTCCAGAACTTGCTCTATCGCTATTTCGACTTATAAAGCCGCCCGTTGTATCGCACCAATTTGGAATTATAAAAGCAAAACAAAGCCGTTCTCCTTCTTTTACTCGTAAAACTCTGTCAACATAAACAAAAGTATTATCTTGCTTTAAAGGGCTTCTAATACTTACCCCTACAACAGGCACTGGAGTACCTTTTGAGTCGTTACTCTCTCTACAAACTGAAACCTGAAAATAAAAGTCATTATTCCAGGAGATAGACAAACACCCATTAAATCTGACCCTCCCATTCCGTTTAAATACAATCCATTTTTTATCATCTGATAGCTCAATCAAATTGCCTAAACTATTATCAGACGCTTCAAGCGGGATTATATTTCGGGTATCTTTGGGGTAGTCGGATAATTTTAAATCGGATGCTACATATCCATATAAATAATTAAAGGACAGGTCACTATTTTAC